GTTAAATAAATAATTAGAGCAAAGCATATTTGGAGTAATAGGGTCTGAGTAATTATTGCCTGTTTTTGGTTGAGGTTTAAATAGGTTTTTGTGATTTAAGATTGAGTGTATAAGGTTTAATTTTTTCATAAGTTTAGTTTAATTGTTATGTTTATATTATCTTTACTCATTCGTATTTGCATTGTGATTTTAAAGATTTATAATATTTATTGGTAAATTATAACATTCTTCTTCATAAACAATTACTTTGTCAAAGTCACTGATATTATCTTCAAACTCATTTTCTATAAAGTCTAATAGTTCTTGAGTTAATTCTTTTGACTCGTGTAATAGCCAAGTAGATTCTTCATTTTTATTTTTAGGTATAAATTCTAATTCAAACATAGTTATAATTTTAAAGTTTTGTGCTGAGTCAAGTGTTCGTATTATTTATACATGCTAAAGTATGACTATCAACTACATGTTTTGTTTATTATATTATCTTTACTTAATCGTGATTAGTTTGTGTAATCACTAATGAAATCATAAAGAATAAATAGTGATATTATTACTGGTGGTATTGTGAAAAATATTAGCATATTAAAGGTGTTAATTAGTTTATATATTATTTTTAGTTATAGGTGGTAACACATGAGTTCTCATTATCTTACATAGATATTGAATATATTATTATTCAAGTGTTATATGACATTAGCCTATTAGTATATAAATAGTAACAGGCTATTGTCACATGTTACTACTCATTAATTGTAGCGTATTCTCTGCAGAATTTAGGTACAATGTTAGAGTTAGTATAAGATTTGTATTCTTGAAAACAATTCATTGATTCAAACTTTTCTTGAAATAGTGAGTATATTTCGTCATGATTATAAGTATATGTAATACCTTTTTTATTAGTGAATGTAATGATAGCGTTTTCGCCGATTAAAGATTTTCTTATTACGAATCTTTTAGTAGTTAAATTATTAGTTTTCATAGTTATTATATTTATTTATTATTAATTTAGTTTATTAGTTTATATTATTATCTTTTAAGTAACGTATTTAGTTTGTGCAATGAATTATGATTCATAATCAGGTAATTCATTATGATGTTGCATAAACTTGTAATGCATTGGATGATTAGTATAATGCCAGCCGTTTGATAGCATTTCATAAAGGTTAGTAATTTCTTGAGATTGTTTTTTAGTTAAATTATTCATAGTTATTTATTTTAAGTTATTATTATTATTTGTTTTGCTTTATTATATTATCTTATATAAGTCGTAAATGCTATGTGCATCGTAATGAAAATGCTAAATGTTTTTAGTTAGAATAGAATTTATTTTATAATGCATCGCGATGATGATCGCAATATGATTTCGATTATGACGGGGTATACGCAATCGTATATCAAAACAATGGGGAACCCCAGTTTTTAAAATTGATTTTGTTAAAAAATTCAAAATAAAATTTTGATAGGGCAGCACTTTACTTCTATATATCTGATGCCGGGGCTAAAATATATGTATGACACTAGGTAGTTAAGTATACTAGTAAGTACCTTATGTCACAGTGTACCTTGTAAATTTTTTGTTTTACCTGTAAATACTATAATATGTACATAAAAAGAAATTAGTAAATATTTAAAATATTACCATGGGAAAAAATACTAGACATTGTTGGGCAAAATCTGGAAAAAGAAAAGAAGATTGCAGAGCCAACAAACATAAAAGAAAAAATGCAAATGGTGCAACTGATGAATGGAACACATCGGTAGCTGATACTTTTGCTAAAGCTAATGTAACTAGATCTAATGCGGATAATCCAGCTTTACCAGAAAGCGCTTTTGGAGATGCAGCAGGTGTGCCAACAATTTCTTTTGACGATGGTTCATCTATGTCAGCAGAAGCATACGATGCTAAAATGGCACATGATAACGGTCTAACAGCTAGCGCTAGACTTCACTATTTAGAAAATGACGAAGCTGCTTATCATTCAAAGCATCCAGTATTAAGACATAATCACTACAGTAAATACTACAGCTAATGAGTTTAAAAAAGTTTAATAGAAAAAGCGGACATAGCATGGGTGGTATACCGCCAGGAAGCGCCAAGAGCAAAAGACATGGAGCATCTATAGAGGTGAAACCAGCTGTAACAGACGCAACGGCTGTTAAAAAGCCTAACATGCCCAAAACTTACGAGCCGTTAAAAAGTATTATAAAAAAGAATAACACTATACCTGGCCAATCTATAAGTCCAGATGGTATTGTTAGAAGAGAAGACGAGCCAAATGTAACTAAACATGAAGCTGGGCCACAGCAAGATGATTTAATAAGAGGTAAACACTTACAATATGACAAAGAAGGCAATGTTCTTGATTTAGATTATAAGGTACAACATGAAAAAGATACTACAGATGGATATGGTGAATACAGCATATACAAAACGATGGGTATTAAAGGTGAAGGTCCTAACATGAGTGTTAAGCGTCTAGCTAAAAAATCTACTAGAGCTACTAAATTAGAAACTAAAGCAGATATTAAAGAAGCTAAAAAGCCTAATAGCACTAGAGTAGAAAAAATTCGCAAAAAAGCTAGAAAGAAAAGACAAAAAGTAGACGATAAAAAAAATTATATAAAAAAGAAAGAAAATAAAGCTACAGAAAAGTCAACTAAAAAAAGAGAAAGAGCTGTAAATAGCTTAGTTAGAAAATATATTAAAGAAAATCCAAAATCTGACGCTCAAGCTAGAACTGATTATAGAGAAAAACAGGAGAAAAAATTAAAATTAAAGTAAAATGGCGATAATATATACATATCCAACCAAAAGTAAAGCCGCTGATGCTGATTTAATTATAATATCAGACTCAGAAGAGAAGAAAATGACCAAACAAATATCGGTTGGTAACTTATTAGCCGATATTAAAGAAGCATTAGACATTTTAGAAAAACTTGTAGCGGTAAATACAGAGAATATAGCATCGTTAACAAGTATTATTAGTACTTTACAAGAACAAGTAGCAGCTTTAGAAGAGTGTTGTGCGGCATTTAATAAGTTCGCGGAGGCTCAAACTGCAATTAATGAAGATTTTGAAAAAAGAATAGCCGCATTAGAAGCTGCACCTATTGGAGATTTAACAGAATTAGAAAAAGAAGTTGAAAGCCTTAAAGAAGATGTGGACACCAACACTGGTGACATTACAGATCTAGACAAAGAGGTTGATGCTAATGCTAAAGAGATAGAGTCTGTTAAAGAAGACACTGATGCTAACACTAAGGAAATAGAAACTGTAAAAGAAACAGCGGACAATGCAGCAGAAACTGCAGCAGCAGCTGACGGTAAGGCAACTAAAGCATCAGAAGAAGCGACAAACGCATCTGAAGCAGCTGCAGCAGCTGTTGGTTTAGCTGAGGAAGCACAAACAGCGGCAGACACAGCGTCAAAAGTAGCAGGTGAAGCAGCAACAGCGGCAGAAACAGCCGATGGTAAGGCTACTGAGGCACAATCAGCGGCAGAAACTGCAACATCTACAGCAACAGACGCAAATACAGCAGCTGATAAAGCAAATGAGGCAGCAGCGGCGGCATCGGAAACGGCTAGCACTGCAGAGTCAACGGCATCAGAAGCACTAAAAGCATCTGTTGACGGAGTAGAAGCTAAAGGTACAATTGATGAATGGGTGGCAGATCCATCATCTTCTCCATTCACACCAGCTGAAGCAGAAGAACCACCTGTAGAAGAATAAAAAAATAATTCTCCCGCGAAAGCGGGGGAATACTTATATAAACCTAAAAACATAAACCATGACGTTTTTATATACCAGTAGCTTTAGGGCTGCTACACAACCAGATCAAAGTATGATCAACCATTGGAAACATATAACCGAAAAAAGCAATTGGAGAATTGTTCAGTTACCAAATGGATTTTATCAAACAGAGTATAAACACCCAGAAGACAACGATTGGGTGGATGTTACTAGAAGAGAAACAATGGAAGGCGCTGAAGCTGCTATTGATGGATCTATTGAACACTATAGTAAAAAGTTGGAATTTTTAAAAGGACCAAAAGTAGTTAAAACATTCGAGTAAACACAATTAAATTTAATTAAATATAATGGAAGATATAAAATTAGTTAAAAGTCTTTCCTTTGGCGACGATGCTAGAGGAAAGATTTTAGCTGGAGTAGACAAGCTGACTAACGCAGTTAGCTCTACACTAGGAGCAAGTGGTAAGTGCGTAATATTAGAAGATCAACATGGTAAACCCATAATAACTAAAGATGGTGTTACTGTTGCTAATTCAATAACATTACAAGATCCACTAGAAAATATTGGCGCTACACTAATTAAAGAGGCAGCGCAAAGAACAGTTAGAGATGCAGGAGATGGAACTACAACCGCTACAGTTCTCGCTAAAGCTATATTAAAAGAAGCAGGAGAACATGATTTATTAGATGATACAAGATCTTTAATAGAAGGTATTAATTCAGGAGTAGATAAAGTTGTAAAATACTTAAGTAAGAAAACTAAAAAAGTATCAGGTGCTAAAATAAATCAAGTAGCAACTATATCATCAAATAACGACAAGTCTTTAGGAGATGTAATAGGAAAAGCATTTAAGCTAGTAGATGAAACTGGTATAGTAATGATGGAGACTAACGAGTATCCTAACACTATAGTAGAATTAGTAGAGGGAGTTCAATATGATCAAGCTTTAATTAGCAATCATTTTATAACAGACAAAGATAAAGGAGTATGTGAGTTAACAAACCCCTTAGTTCTTATAGTAGAATCTAAAATAACTAATATAAGAAAAATACAAAATATATTAGAGTATGTTATAAAAAACAACAAAAGTCTACTTATAATTGCAGAAGTTGAATCTCAAGTACTTTCTGCATTAGCAATGAATAAAATTAAAGGTAACATAAAAGTTAATATTATCAACGCCCCTACATTTGGCGTTAATAGAAAAGACGTGTTGTCAGATCTTTGTGATGTAACAGGTGCTACTTTAATAAATGAAGACTTAGGTGATGACATGGATTTAATATCTATAGAACACTTAGGTTCGTGTAAGAGAAGTATAACTAACCAGGAGGATACAATATTACAAGTTGACTTATCAGATAATGAAGAAGTAAAACACACTATTGAGTTCTTAGAAGCTAAACTTAAAAAAACAAAAAACCCAAACAAGATTATAAGTTTAGAAAAAAGACTTGCAAAACTTAAAGCAAAAGTAGCTATAGTAAAAGTAGGTGCAAGTTCTGAAATAGAATTAAAAGAAAAAAGAGATAGGGTTGAAGATGCTATATGTGCTACAAAAGCCGCGATTAAAGAAGGTATATTACCAGGAGGTGGTATAGCTTTACTAAATGCCGCTCAACATTTAACAGCAGATTGTATAGGTGAAGAAGTTTTATACCAAGCTATAAAACAACCATACAATTTAATTTTACAAAATGCAGGTATATCACAACAAAATAAATGCGAAGAAGAAGGTATAGGACTAGATGTGGTTACAGGAAATATGGTTAATATGGTGAAAGCCGGAATAATAGATCCTTTGCTGGTTACTAAAAGCGCATTGTTAAACGCGGCTTCAGTAGCCACAACCATATTATCAACTGATTGTGTAATTAATAATATAAGAGCATGAAAGCAGTTGGTAAATATATAGCAATAAAACCTTTAAAAGAAGTTAACACTAAAACAAAAGGTGGTTTAATTCTAGCTGAATCACAAAGAGAAGATGTTAGATATAGAAAAGCAGAAGTGCTAGTAGTCGGAGGAGCAGTAGAAGCAATTAAAAAAGGCGATACTATATACTACGATAAAAACGCAGGCTTCAATATTGAGGTAGATAAAAAAAGCTGGAAAATAATAAAAGAAAACGACGTAGTTATTATCTTATAAACATGCGAAGAATTAGCTCGTCTGACTTGAAACAATTGAGTTTACTGAAACATTACAGGATTATACGTAAATGGGCGTGCAAAACCTGTGATATTAAAGAAGCAGACCTTGAGCTTTTAATCTATCTTGAAGCAATCGATTTGTTTACAAAAGATGATTTTAAAAAAGGTACTTACTCTTATAGCTGGGACAACAGGCGCTGGAACAGATTATTGAAGCAAGGGTGGATTACCGTGTGGAGAAAAAGAAACCGCACAACCCAAAAATATCACATATATAAAGTATCCACAAAGTGCAAACAGTTAATAAGTAGAATGTATCGAATTATGTTAGGTGAAGAAGATATGCCTAATAAGATATTTGAAAAAAATGATAGATATATTTATAAAGTTTTAAATACATCTATAATAAACGTTAATAAAGATAAAACAAGAAACAATGGCTTATAATCAACCTAAAAATACTCCTATGCACGGTGTTGCTATGCACCAAAGAAGAGATGGTGGTTCTATGTATAAAAGCAATAAAGGTCCAAATATGTATGATAATACAGGCGCGCATATGGGGGAAGCAGCTGCAGACTTAGAATACAATCCAACTGATGATATAGCTGGTCCGCAAATGGTAGACACTTACGATTCTAAAGGTGGAGCGTCAGAACCAATTTCCGCTGCGATAATAACAGCTAAAGTATTAGCTAAGAAACTAGCTGTGAAAGGAGCAGCTGTAGCTAAAAAAGCAGCAGCATCTAAAATGGCTAAAGCAGCCGCGTCAAGTGCTGTGTCTAGTGGCGCTGGCAGTTTAGCATCAAGAGCAGTAAGCAAAAAAGAAGAAGAAGTTCCAGGTGCAGATGCTACACCAACTGGATCATATACACCACCAGCGTCCGGTGGGTATGCTACTGGTGGAGCGGCGATGGGTCCATCAAAAGGTATTGACTTTGGAAAAGTTTTTTCTGCTATAGGTGATAAAGCTAAAAGCATAGATTTTAAAAAAGCAGGAGACAAGGTAAAGATGGGAGTAGGTATACTAGATCAAAAGTTTCAAAACTTTAAAGCAAATCCTAAAGCTGCACATGATAGATTTAAAGCGACAAAAGTTGGAGAAGCTTTGGGTGGTGAACTTGCTGAAACAGCTAAGCAAGCTGCTATGACATCAGCAGCTGGTAATTTAGCAACTAGACTAACTTCTAAGAAAGACGATGAAGCAGAAGATGCTCAAGTTGCTTATAATCCAGGTGGCGGTATGGGTGGATATAGCGGAGGCGGTTATGCTTACGGTGGTTCAATGGTACCTAAAATGGCTTCACAAGATAGTTCTTATATAGACAAAAAACAAGGTGATAAAAAAGCGGTAATGGAAGGGCTAATGCAAAGACAGCTACCAGTATCTATTGGCAACTTTCAGTTTGATTTTAGAAACGCTGTAAAAATGAAAGAGCTTGCTGATAAAACAAAACAATTATTAAAGTCAGACACGTCTAGAAGTTCTTTACCTCAACCTATTTCACCAAGCTCTGTTATGCCTACTAAAATATCTGCATATACAGCAAAACAAGATTCTACTATAAAAAATTTAGGATCATATCAATAAAACATTTAAAAAAAAAATTATGCCAAGTATAGGAAGATTCCAAGCTCCAGCCGGAGTAGATAAATCACCAATGAAGAAAATGTCTTCAGGTGTTAAAGTTATGACGTCAAGAGACACAACTATTAAACCAGGGTTAGTTATTAATACAAACTGCGCTTACAAAGGTAACGCTGTATTAAACGCTCAGAAATGATTGGCTTAGACGATTTGAAGTTATATTGCTTAAACATAACCTCATTTACTATAGCTAGCTTTGACTGGTTAGAGCCTGTATTAAAAATTACATTATTACTTGTAACCATCGGCTACACTGCTCATAAGTGGTGGATGATGAAAAAAAATAAATAATATGGAAACTGTTAAAGAAATTATAAATCACCCTTTATCTAAAGCTGTTGCTTGTATAGGTATAGGGTTATTATTACTAATGCACTCACATATGTTATATGCTGGTATTGCTTTTGGAATGGGTTTAAGAGAATTTTTATTAGCTTTTAAAGCGTAATGAGTTTCAAGCTTAAAAGACCTAAGTTTAACAACAAGCCATATAGCATAATTAATGAAGGTATGGTAGATGGTTTAGGTGTAATAGCAGATAGGGATTTTAAAAAAGGTGAGTTTATAGACACTGCTTTTGAAGACGAGTCTAAAGTGGTTAATATGCCTACAATAGATACGAGAACTATACTTGGTAAATCTTTAAACCACCAAAAAGATCCTAACGCTATGAATGTAAGTGAAAACAACATGCTAAATGTTTATGCGTTAAAGGACATTAAAGCAGGAGAAGAAATTACGGTAAACTACAACCACGCTCCTGATTATGTTAAAAAAGGTGCAAACTTAAAAGGCTATAAACAATGAATAAAAAATCTAACCTAGACTTAAAAGGTGCTAAAGCTAAACTTGAAAAATCAAGAGGAGTAGATCCGTCTAAATATAAAATAGAATCAAGCTCAAATATTAAAACAAGTCAAACTGATAAAAGTACTAGTAGAAAAAACCCTTTAGCGCAAAAGCTTTTAGGTAATAAAAAGAAATCCACTATTGACCAAAGCACTAATTTTACCAGCAAACAAACAAATGTTAACACTGGAGAAACCAGTACTATTAGTTCTAAACAGTCAAGTACTCCTAGAAAAATTCCTTTAACTCAAAAAATTTTAGGTAATAAAGATATATTTACGGAGCATGCTGACGTGGTAGATGGTGATGGTAATTTATTATTTGAAAGTGATAGACAAATAAAGAATTTTGGTTTACGCAGAAATAAAGAAAAAGTTAAATACCACGATAAACAAAGTAAGCAAGATAGTAAAGCTATGAAAAAGTTATTTAAGCAAAGTCCAGAACTTTTTAATTATGAAAAACCATGAGAGAAATAAATAAAATTATAGTTCATTGCTCTGCAACAAGAGAAGGGGAAAACTTTGATGTAGCTGAAATACGTAGATGGCACGTTGAAGGACGCGGCTGGAGCGATATTGGCTATCACTTCTATATCGACCTATATGGTAATATACACAAAGGTAGAGATATAGCTAAAATGGGAGCTCACACGAAGGGGCAGAATCGTAATTCAATAGGCGTATGCTATTGCGGTGGCGTTGAAGCTGATGGTAAGACTCCCAAAGATACTAGACTTGATTGTCAAAAAGAAGCATTATTATGTGTACTTAGAACTTTAAAAGCTATGTATCCTAATGCTGTTATACATTCACACAAGGACTTTGCTAGAAAAGCGTGTCCATCATTTGACGCTACGACTGAATATGAAAATCTCTGAAGGAACGGAATTTAAAATAGATATTAAAACTGTAATAGCTATTATAATGATAACATCAACTTTTGTAGGTATGTATTATACTTTACAATCAGACATAGATGATGCTAAGAAACTTCCACCGGCTGTTATAGATCGTATAGAATATGATTTAAAGCAAGAATGGCAAACAAAACATATAAACGATTTAGAAGAAAAAGTAGATGAAATACTTTTTTGGTGTCGTGAAATGGACGGTAAGATTAACAAAAAAAAAGATAGGTAATGGCTACAAAGAAAACTAAAAGAAAAAAACCCACAAGCTGTTGGGATGGTTATAGTCATAGATGGAACGGCAAGGCTCATTTTAAAAAGGGCAAAGATGGTAAGCGAGTAAGAGACTGTAGAAGTAAAGAAGAAATTGCTGCAATGAGTAAAAAAGGTAAGTAATGGATGACGCTAGCTACGAAAAATCAAACCGCGAAATGCGAGCTAAGCATACTAAAGAAACTGGTACTGTTTTAGGTAAAAGACAAACTAAAGGTAAAGGTAAACGTAGAATATCTTTTGCTTGTAGATTTGCAGGTATGAAAGGACCCATGAAGAAGCCTAATGGTAAACCTACTAGAAAAGCTAGAGCTTTAAAAAAATGGGGTTTTAGTAGTGTTGAAGCAGCTAGAAAATTTTGTAATGCAAATAAAGAAAAAAAATGAAATCAAAAGGACTGGGCGACACTATAGAAAAATTTACTACTGTAACTGGTATAAAAAAATTAGTAGATACTATACCTGGTGGTTGCAATTGTGATAAACGGAAGGAATGGTTTAATAAAAACTTTCCTTACAACATGAATAAAAAATAAACCATGAGCAAGAAAAAAAGAAAAAATAAATGCGATAGATTATGGGATAAGAAAAAATCCCAATATCTTAAAAAAAATGACGGTGATACACAAGAGTGGACTACAGAAAAAAGAGCATGGTATTGCGATGGTAAAAAAATAATAGCACGTACACAAGAAAATAGTGAAGCAGACGAATACGACACTGACGAGCAAATGAAACAACAAAGTAAAAAATAAATTATGGCTAAAAAAACAATATCTGAGATAAGAGAAGAACCAGGTATGTCTAACGCTGGCAAATACAAAAATGTAGCTAAAGAAGATTTTTGTGGACCCAAAGGAACATATCCTGTAGATACACTTAAAAGAGCTAAGTCAGCTTTAAAATTAGCTCACAATGCTGGTAGAAGATCTAAAAAAATTAAAGCATGTGTATATGCAAAGTATCCTCAACTAAAGCCTAGTGACGGAGCATCAATGAGTAATAAGCAACATGCTAAAAACCTACTTGATACAAACCCTGTTGTAAATAAATCGAAAGCTTCAGCTAAAGGTGAAGGTGGCGCAGCTATGAATGAAGGTTTTGAGAAATTACCACCAAAAGTTCAAGCTAAAATATTAAAAAATAAAAAGAAATAACCATGGCTAAAAACTATATTAACGATAATAATAGATGGAAAAGCAAAGGAGCTAGTATGGTTGAAAAAGCATATGGGCCTTCTGGTTTTTTTGACAAAGTAGGAAACGCAATATCAGGTGTGGCCAATACCGTTGGTAATGTAGCTAATACTGTTGGCAACGCTCTTACTGGTGGCGGTAATGATCCTCAACCATCAGCTGGTGGCGGCGGTGGCGGCTTAGGTCTTTTTCCTGGTTTGCGAGAAAAATTGCAAGCTATGAGAGATAATGCAATGGGTCAAATGGGAATGCCGGGTCAAGGTGGCGATGGACAAGAAGTTACTGTTAGAGGTAAGATAATTAATGATCAATTTAGACCTCACTTTAAAGGAGGTTTTGGTGCTGGTATGAACTACGGAGATGGTCCTTCTATTAATTTAAAAAACTTAGGTGGTAATTTAAAAGATATAATAAAAGGAGATCCTGATGTTAAAAAAGCTAGAATAGCTTCTCGTGAAAAAACTGTTGCATTAAGACAAACTAAAAAAACTGAAAGAACTGCTATAAAACAAGGAGAGAAAACAGAAAGAGTAAAAGCTAGAAATAAGTAATATGGGTTTTAAACTAAACGGAGCACCTTACACAGAGTCAGATATGAACATACCTGTATATAGAAAAAATATACAAGACGGCGCTGTTGGTAAATCAAACCACACTGGTATTATAGTTCAAGAAGGTTTACCAAAAGAAATAGAAGATGCTGTGGTAGCTCATGAAACTGTACACCAATTAGACCCTCATTTAGACTATGATGAAAATAATTTTTATTATAAAGGTAAAACATATCCTAGAGAAAATTTAGATGAGTTTGATAAAAACTTACCATGGGAGAAAAAGGCTTATGCAGAAAGCGACAAAATACTAAACAATAAACAACACGACATGAAAGAAGGTTTTTCAATGAAAGGACATAGAGGCAATAGTAAACCATTTGCAGCAATGGGCGACAAAGGTTTAATTGCACCGTCTATGAACTACACGGTTTCTGGGGGAGAAGAAAAAAAAGATCCAGATGTAATAACAAAGTCAAAAACTAAAACTAAAAGATTTGGTCCTGAAAAAGGAACTGTAATAACTAAAACCAAATATGTTAATACAAAAACAGGAGAAAAAGGTGGTTCTCTTAAAAAAGTACAACCAAATACTTTCTCTGGTCACGTAGCTGCAGAAAACATGTTAAATATAGTAACTGGTGGTATAGGTAAAATTACTACGACACCGGGTTCTACTAATAAAAAACCTGGTGGTGAAACTCCTCCAAGCACGGTACCAACTCCACCAGACAAAAAACCAGCTGATCCAAAAGTAAAACCTCCTACTCCACCTGTGCCAGATAACGATGATGATGGTGGTAAAGATGTACCAACAGCTAAAAAAGGACAAAAGCAATATACTGGTACTCCTAGCGAATGGATGGAAAAGATGTCTTCAAATTACCCTGGTAAGTCAGGTGAAGAGTTAGCAGATAAAGGTCATATATCTAAAGGTAATATAGATAACTATAACGCTACATATTACAAACCTAAAAAAGAAGTAATATTACCTATGACAAAAATTGATGCTAAACCTATAGATATAGTAAGACCTCAAAGAGCATTAACAATACAAGCTGAGAAATCAGGTGGAGTAACTGAGGAATCTTGGAGAAAAAGAAAAGGCAAGAAGAAAGAAAAAATAAAACAACCTCCCGGGAAACCGCCAAAAATAAAAAAGCCACCACTAGAGTCTACTGAATTTAGTAATAAATGTACTAAAGAAGGTAAATGCGGGCCTGGGCAACTTCACGCTTCTGGAATGTTTGGATCGCCAACTGGAAAGCAAATTAGGCAAATGAACAAGCAACAAAGAAGTTACAATAAAGAAAGTAGGAAAGCCTTTAGAGAAGATATGAAGCCTATAAGACAACAAAAAAGACAAGCAAAACTTAGACAGATAGGTAAAATGTTTAAAAAAGATACTAGCTATCAAGGCAACTTAAAAAAGAATAGTAAAAACATGGTTCCTTTAAAAGTTAGGTTGTTTGGATATAGAGGATAATGGAAAAAGAAAAGAAAAAATTTAAAGAAACTAAAGTTGGAGCTTTTTTAATCGATAAAGCTCCTAAACTTGTTTCTAAATTAGGGGAGTTTTTACCTGATCAAGGAGGCCTTGGTGTAGTAAAAAATATTATAACAAGTGATAGAACTATTAAGGCCGAAGATAAAGAAACGGCTTTAAAACTTTTAGATCAAGATATAGCCGAGATGAATAACATCTCTGAAAGGTGGGCTAGTGATATGACAAGTGATTCATGGTTGAGTAAAAACACTAGACCAATGACATTAATATATCTCACTCTAGCTATGACAATATTTATAGTATTGGATTCAACAGTATTATTAGAAATAAAAACAGGTTGGGTTTCTTTATTAGAAGCTTTACTAATTACAGTTTATGTAGCGTACTTTGGATCTAGAGGCGCAGAAAAAATAACAAAAATTAAAAAATAAAAAATGAGAGGAATAGAAGGAAATTTCATGGCTCAACCTAGAGTATTTGCTCATAGCGCTGTACCAGTAGATATTGGATCGCCTATAGCTGGAACTGAAGAAAGAGGTTGTGCTTTATACGTTGGTACTGGTGGAACACTAGTTGTAGAAATGGAAGGTACTCACCAAGCTGTAGATGCAGCAGGCAATACGTTTGACACTAATGTAAATATTTTTACAAACATAGGTACAGGTATGTTTTTACCTATACTTGTTTTAAAAGTTTTAGAATCAAATGCTGAAGTTTTTGCACAAAGAGTAGACTACTACTCAGACTTAATAAATAGTTTAGAACAAGAAAACACAGCATTTGAAACAAGAAAGTCAGAAGTGGAAGCAGCGTTAGACAAGTTAGAAGAGAAAAAGGTTGAACTACTAGCTCAATTAAAAGAGGCTATAGAGGCTGGCAATACCATACTTGCAGCTAGCCTTGACATTGAAGTGCAGAACGTAACTGATGAAATCGACGAGCTGCAAGAAGAATTAGCAGAAATTGAAGAACAACTTGATCAAATAGCTGAAGGTATTGATGTTGCTAGTAAAGCTATTAAACAAGTTGAAGCCGCTTCAGAAGATGGTACTGTAGAAACAGAGGCTAGTCAAATATTAGGTTTATTTTAGATTATGTGGTTAGGCATAGGGTATACAATACCACAAACAAGGTTAAAATCAAATGGTAGTGTTCCTCCACCACCATCACCTAGTAGCTTTATGGCTTTAGAAAGTTCTTTAGAAGATATTTTATTATTAGAAAATGATGGAAACGTATTATTACAACAACAAAATGAATCGTAATGGCAGAAAATAAAAAGATAAGTGGGCTAACGCCCATGGGTACTAAAACGCTTAGTGATGTCGCGGGCTTTGCTGGCTACGTCGCTGCGGCAGATGGAGTAGAGGCTTATAATATAAAGTGTACTGGACAAGAGCTTATGGACGGTATATTTAAAATACAATCAGCTGTTGAAGAAGGTGTAGCTCAAAGTAAAGTAGAAGCAACTCCAGGTGGAGCAGTTCAGTTTAGCGTTGGAGGTTCTAATAATTATCAATGGGATCTAAGTAATTTAGGACATTTTATACCTGGAACTAACGCAGCTTTTGATTTAGGTAATGCGCAATTTAAAGTAAGACATTTATTTTTGAGTGATAGTAGTATATATATGGGTGCTACAGAGAATACTACTGACGCTCAGTTAGCTAGAATTTTTCTTAAAAACGAAGATGAAAGACCGCTGTTACTTTTTAGTAGAGAAGGAGAAGGATCATTACAAAATTTTGAAGGTAGCATAATGACTAATCTTTCTAGTGAAATGGATGGAGCTGGTTTTGCTGGAGGAACATTAACTTTACCAGCTTTTCCAACTATTCCAGAACCTATTGAATACACAGCAGAAGAACCTCTAGAAATAAATGACAATGTTATTTCATATACTGGTGAAATTTTTACAGCAGCGCAAGCAGCAGAAATTACAGCTAATACAGCGAAAGTAGGCATAACACCTGAGCAAGCGGAAGAAATTAGCGCAAACACGGCTAAGGTAGGTATAACACCAGAACAAGCAGAAGAGATTTCGGCTAACACGGCTAAAGTTAGTGCTAATAATGGTATATTAACAATAAATGTAAATGGAACAGAAGCTGGTACATTTGGTGCTAACGCATCAGGAAATGAAACAATAAATATAACAGCTGGTAGTGGTGGAGAAGTAGATTACACTGGCTTTAACGTTATAGATAAAAAAGCTGATTTATCAGACCCAACCCAACCTACATATGGTCATGCTGAAAAATACACAGCAGCTGGGACTATTTTAAATGGTCAACCAGTAGTATATAGTTATTCTAGTAATCTAGTAAGAGCTATATCCCCTGGTGCTTTACCTAATCAAATTGAACTTATTGGTATAGCTTTAAACAACGCCGGCGCTGGGGATCCTGTAAATGTTTTAACAGAAGGTCTTTGTACTGCAAGAAGATTAACTATTCTTGAGCCAACTGAACCTGGAGATGATGTTGATCATCCAATGGGAGAAGGCTTTACCTCTGTTAACCTTAGCACTGTAGAAAATGGAACTTACTTTGATGGATCTGGTAATTATAGTGACAGCGCGACAAGCACTGTAGAATGGACAATAGATGGTGATAACGACGAAAGGTTTATGTCATTAGATTTTTCTGATAGTGAAACCTGGGGATTTGAAGGTACTGATTCTAGAATCTATGACAGATTATTTTTTGAAGTTTCTTATGATGGTGAGGAGTATTTTCAGTTTAACTGGAAGTGGGGATTAAAAGTGGCGAATAATTTACCAGGAGTAGGTAGCAATGACGCTTTGTTTAATGGCGGAGACTGGGACGATACAGAAGATGGGTCATATGTAAATGCTGGTGGTTGTACATTACCCAGATTAAAAGAATGGGCTGAAACATATCAAGGTGATAACAATCTAGTAATTAACTTTGTATCTTCGGTTGATGATCCGGTTTTTGGTCCTGCAGGAACTCCCTACAAAAGAGTTAGAGCTAATTTTGTTTCTGACTCTTTCTCCAATGAAGCTGGTTGGACGTCTATTATGAAAGCAACTCCAACTTATAATGGAGATCAACCACCTATATCAGTTCCAATAAACGCAGCGGTAAACCTAAGTGCTGCCAACCTTACTAGATCAGCTTTAGAAACAGATCCTGGTAGCAGCACTGTAAAGATAGGACGCGCTATATCAACAGACGGAGCAGACAATGCATTAATGATTAGGGTAATACATAATCATTAACAATAAAAAAAACAATTAAATTTAATAAAATGAAAAAGAAAATTAAAAAAGAACATTTAGAAACAATCACAAAACAACAATCAGAATTAAGTAGAATACTATCCGACATTGGAATGTTAGAAGCTCAGAAACACGCCGCTTTACACAGTATAGCTACTTTAAATGAAGACATAAATAAGGTCAAATCGGAGTTAGAGAAAGAGTATGGTAAAGTAAATATAGACTTAAGCGATGGATCTTACGAACCGGTAAAAGAACTAGAGAATGTCTAACATTAGAAAAATTAGTATAGGTTCTGATTATAAAAATGATGCGATGCATTACTCAGTTGGTCAAGAAGTTTATGGTGGACATACGATTTGTGATATATTAAACAATGAAGATAGCGGCGAATATTCCATATACATAAAGAAAGACAACGAAGTATTACCATGGAAAAGATTTAACAGTAATATGGCTATTGCTGTTGAGTTTGATCTCAAGTATTAATGAAAAGTTTATATAACTTTATTATTAAACCTTATAATCAAAGGTATGATAATGTAAAAAAAGTAGATAACAAGGAATTAATAATAAATACGAGTATTGAAAATCATATTTTCGTTAGTAAAAAAGCGGTGGTTGTATCTACACCTGCTGCTTTTGATACTGACGTTAAACCAGGTGATGTGGTGTATGTACATCACAACGTGTTTAGAAGGTGGTATGATCAAAAAGGAAGAGAAAGAAATTCAGCTTTATATTTCAAAGAAGACTTATATTTTTGTAGTCCAGATCAAATATACATGTACAATGGTAAATGCAATTTAAACTATTGTTTTGTTAAGCCAATTAAAAATAAATCATATCTAAGCACGTCTAAAGAAAAAGAACACTTTGGTATATTAAAATATTCTAATAATGCCTTAGAAGCTGTAGGAATAAGATCTGGAGCGCTAGTGGTCTTTACACCAAACTCTGAGTTTGAATTTATAATTAACGAAGAGAAACTTTATTGTATGAAATCAAATGACATAGCTTTAACTAATGAATACGAAGGAAACGAAAAAGAAAATAATAGAAGCAGGAAAAAGAGCTGTAGCTGAACTAATAAAAGTTGCAAAAGAACCTATAGTAGACACAGGCGAAGATGTTACTGCCGATAGATTAAAAAATGCAGCAGCCACAAAAAAGCTAGCTATATTTGATGCTTTTGAAATACTAACACGCATACAGGACGAAGAAGAAAAGTTAAGTGGTAAGATTAAAGAAGTTAAAGAAGAAAGAGTATTTAAGTTTGCTGAAGGGAGAAGTAAATGAGTTATCAGCAAACACTTTGGAAAGAAGTAAAGGATGTTATAAATCCTAAAATATTATCTAAACAAAATAGATATAAAAAATGGGAGTATGGTTATAACGATGAATATGACTTTGTTTGTATAAGTAAAACAGGTAAAATTGGACAGATCATTGAAATTCAAAACTTCCGTATTGCATTACCAGCAGAAGATGAACCATTTAAACGAAGCAAGGTTCAAGAGGAACAATACTGGGAAAAACAAGAATATCCAAAAGAATTAGCGAAAATAAAAAGTAGGTTTGATTGGGAGGAATATCCTACGGATTTTAAAGAAAAATGGTACGATTATATAGATGAAGAATTTAAACGAAGAGATGAAGGGTATTGGTTTTATAATAACGGTAGCCCTACTTATATCACAGGTACTCACTATATGTACTTGCAGTGGTCAAAGATCGACGTTGGAGCACCAGATTATAGAGAATCAAACAGACTCTTCTTTATATTCTGGGAAGCTTGTAAAGCAGATAACAGGTGTTATGGAATGTGCTACCTTAAAAACAGACGGAGTGGATTTAGCTTCATGTCATCAGCCGAGCTGGTTAACCAAGCAACAATATCTTCTGATTCCAGATTCGGTATACTTTCAAAATCTGGGGCAGATGCTAAAAAAATGTTTACAGATAAAGTTGTACCGATATCCGTTAACTATCCGTTTTTCTTCAAACCGATCCAAGATGGTATGGATCGTCCTAAGACCGAGTTGGCATATAGAGTCCCAGCTTCAAAGCTTACTAGACGAAAACTAGATACTAACGTTAAGTTAAAAGAATTACAAGGATTAGACACAACTATAGATTGGAAAAATACGGGGGACAACTCTTACGATGGTGAGAAATTAAAATTATTAGCACACGACGAATCAGGAAAATGGGAACGACCAGACAATATATTAAACAACTGGAGAGTTACAAAAACTACATTAAGATTAGGCCGAAGAATAGTAGGCAAGTGTATGATGGGCTCAACTTCAAACGCGTTAGATAAAGGTGGAGGAAACTTTAAAAAATTATATTACAGTTCAGACGTTACAAAAAGAAATAGAAACGGACAAACAGCTAGCGGACTCTATTCTTTCTTCATACCTATGGAATGGAACTATGAAGGATTCATGGATACTTTTGGATTACCTGTATTCACTTCAGGACAAGATCAAAAAAAAGGAATTGATGGTTTACCAATTACAGTTGGAGTCATTGAACATTGGGAAAACGAGGTTGAAGGTTTAAAAAACGACAGCGATAGTTTAAATGAATATTATAGACAGTTTCCAAGAACAGAGCAACACGCTTTTAGAGATGAAACAAAAGATAGTTTATTTAACTTAACAAAAATTTATCAACAAATAGATTATAACGAAGAAATAAACAATATAACCGCTATTACTAGAGGTGGTTTTATGTGGGAAAACGGTATAAAAGATAGTAGAGTAATTTTTGTACCTGGAACCAGTGGTAGGTTTTTAATTTCTTGGGTACCACCAGTTCAATTACAAAACAATGTTATTATTAGGAATGGTATTAAACATGCAGGAAACGAACATATTGGAGCATTTGGATGTGATAGCTACGACATTAGTGGTACTGTTGATGGTAAGGGTTCTAATGGATCGCTTCATGGATTAACTAAGTTTTCTATGGAAGACGCGCCTCCTAATCACTTTTTTTTAGAATACATAGCTAGACCGCAAACAGCTGAGATATTCTTTGAAGAGATATTAATGGCTTGTGTTTTTTACGGAATGCCTATACTATGTGAAAATAATAAACCTAGGCTTTTGTACTATTTAAAACGTAGAGGTTATAGAGGATTTAGTATCAATAGACCAGACAGGGTTTGGAACAAACTTTCTACAACAGAAAAAGAAATAGGTGGTATACCTAATTCAAGTGAAGATATTAAACAAGCTCACGCGGCAGCTATCGAAAGTTATATAGAAACATATGTAGGTCAATTACAAGATGGGTTTGGAGATATGTATTTTCAAAAAACGTTAGAAGACTGGGCTACTTTCAATATAAACAATAGAACTAAACACGATGCTACTATTAGCTCTGGTTTAGCTATAATGGCTTGTAATAAAAATAGATACAAGCCTGTTCCAGAAAGAGGTATGAAAAAAATAAACTTAGGTATAACCAAATATAACAACAAGGGTAGTTTATCACAAATAATAAAATAAATGCAAATAAAAACTTACAATGGTAGTTCTTTTCCGGATCAGGTTGTACCTGACGAGGTTAAAGAAAGTATAGATTACGGTAGACAGGTTGCTAGAGCTATTGAAGGAGATTGGTTTAGTGGCACTAGATCTACAGTCTCAGGTAGATATAACACCCAGTTTAACAACTTTAGAAATTTAAGACTATATGCTAGAGCTGAACAACCTGTTCAAAAATATAAAGATGAACTAGCTATAAATGGTGATTTATCATATTTAAACTTAGATTGGAAACCTGTTCCTATTATACCTAAATTTGTTGATATTGTTGTTAATGGAATGGATGGTAAGTTGTACGATGTTAAAGCATACGCGCAGGATCCAGAGTCATTAAGAAATAGAACTGCCTACGCTGAGGCTTTAATGAGAGATATACAAGCTAAATCGTTAATTGAAAAAATAGCTAAAACCACAGGAATGGATATGTATTCTACATCTAATCCTGAAGAACTACCAGAAAATAAAGAAGAACTAAACGTTCACATGCAGTTAACCTATAAGCAGTCTATAGAAATTGCAGAAGAAGAAGCTATCACAAATACATTAGCTTTTAATAAATATGATTTAACTAGAAGAAGAGTAGCCGAAGACTTAGTTATATTAGGTATGGGAGCGGTTAAAACAGATTTTAATTTATCCGAAGGTGTTACAGTAAAATACGTTGATCCAGCAAATTTAGTATATTCTTATACTAATGATCCTAATTTTCAAGATATATGGTATGTTGGAGAAGTTAAGTATATAAGTTTAAATGAACTTAAAAAAGAATTTCCTCATCTAACAGATGAAGAGCTTAAAAAAATAGAGCAATATCCAGGTACCGAAAGCTACGTATACGAATACAATGGTAGAAGAGATGGTAACAATATAGCAGTACTTTATTTTGAATATAAAACTTATACTAACCAAGTATGGAAGGTTAAACAAACTGCTACTGGATTAGAAAAGTCTTTAGAAAAAACAGATATTTTTAATCCACCTAAAAGTGATAACTTTGAAAGAATAAGTAGATCAATAGAAGTATTATATAGTGGCGCTAAGATATTAGGACACGACATGATGTTACGTTGGGGTATGTCAAAGAATATGACTAGACCAAATTCAAATTTATGTAAAGTAAATATGAGTTATAACATTTGCGCTCCTAAAATGTATAAAGGTAGAATAGAATCTTTAGTTGGTCGTATGACTAGCTTTGCAGATATGATACAGTTAACTCATTTAAAGTTACAACAAGTATTAGCTAGAACAGTCCCTGATGGGGTATTTTTAGATGTTGACGGATTAGCTGAGGTTGATTTAGGAAACGGAACTACATATAACCCACAAGAAGCTCTAAACATGTACTTTCAAACCGGTAGTATTGTTGGTAGATCTATGACTCAAGATGGTGGTATGAATCCAGGTAAAGTTCCAATACAAGAACTACAGACATCTAGTGGTGGTCAAAAAATGGCAAGTCTTATACAAACTTATCAATATTATTTGCAAATGATGAGAGATGTAACTGGTCTTAATGAAGCTAGAGATGGATCTGTACCTAATAAAGATTCTTTAGTTGGACTTCAAAAACTCGCAGCGGCAAATAGCAACACAGCTACAAAACACATTGTTCAAGCTAGTTTATATTTATCAGCTAAGATTTGTGAAAATATATCTTTAAGAATAAATGATGCTTTAGAATATCCACTAACTAGAGAAGCTTTAAAATCTAGTATAAGTTCTTATAACGTTGGAACATTGCAAGACATGTATAACTTAAACTTGTTTGAGTTTGGTATATATTTAGAACTTACGCCAGATGAAGAAGAGCAAGCTCAACTAGAACAAAGTATACAAATATGTTTACAAAACCAAAGTATATTTTTAGAAGATGCTATAGAAATAAGAGAAATAAAAAATCTTAAACTAGCGAATCAAGTCTTAAAAATGAGACGAAAAAAGAAAGCTGCTGAAGATCAACTTAGAGCGCAAGAAAATATGATTGTTCAAGCAGACGCCAATGCTAAAGCGGCTGAACGCGCGGCTCTAGCAGAAATGCAAAAACAACAAGCGTTAGCTGAAACACAATTACAAATAGAGCAAGGTAAGTCTCAATTTAAAATCAGCGAAATGGAAGCTAAAGCTAGAATAGATCAAAATTTAATGCAAATAAAATATGACTTTGATATGCAACTAAAGTCTATGGATATGCAAGCAACAAACACTAAAGAAGCTGAAATAGAAAAAAGAAAAGATGATCGAATTAAACTAGAAGGAAGTCAACAAAGTGAAATGATAAATCAGAGAAAAACTGACGGACCTCCTATAGATTTTAATGCGAAGTATAGTGACCTACTGTCACGTTAATTATTAATTATTATATTATATTATGTCAGAAGAAATAAAAGAAAATGCTAAAGGCGAGTTAGAACAAGGTGAATTTAAAATAAAGAAAAAACCGGGTCGACCTAAAAAATTAAATAAAGAAACTACTGTATCAAAGGTGGATTTATCTATTAAAAAAGAAGAACCAAAAAAAGAAGAAGAAGTAGTTGAATTAAACGTAGATAAAAAAGAAGAAGTTGCAAAAGAAGAGACTGCAGTAGAAAAAGATGAAGTTGTTATTGAAGCTGTAGAAAAGCCGCCAGTAAAAGAAGAAAAACCAGAACCAGTTGTTGAAACTAAAGAAACTGTTTATGAACTTCCTACAGATCTTAAAAAAGTAGTCGACTTTATGAACGACACAGGTGGCACTTTAAACGACTACGTTAGATTGAATACTGATTTTGAAAGTGTAGATGAAAACACACTGTTAAGAGAGTATTATAAAAGCACTAAACCACATTTAGATCATGATGAAATATCTTTTATTATGGAAGATAAATTTTCATTTGACGAAGAAGTGGATGAAGAGCGAGATATAAAAAAGAAAAAACTCGCTCATAAAGAAGAAATTGCAAAAGCCAAAAACTTTTTGGAACAAACAAAAGCTAAATATTATGAGGAGATCAAGTTGAAACCCTCAATTAGTCAAGAGCAACAAAAAGCTATGGATTTTTTCAATAGATACAACGAAGAACAAGACGTCAGAAAAGAGAAAATGGAACAATTTGAGACGGCAACTAAAGATTATTTTTCTAAGGATTTCAAAGGTTTTGAGTTTAACTTAGGAGAAAAAACTTTTAGATATAACGTTAAAAATGTTGATAATGTAATAAAAAATCAAGGTAAACTTCAAGGTCTGGTAGGAAGGTTTCTATCCGGAGAAGACAACGTTGATTATAAAAACTATCACAAAGCTCTTTATGCCGCGCAAAACATAGATGATATAGCCAAACATTTTTACGAGCAAGGTAAAACAGACGCAACTAAAGACATAGTAAATAAATCTAAAAATATTGAAACGGCTTCTAGGCCACAAAATAATGAAGATATATTTATAAATGGATTCAAAGTTAAAGCTGTATCAGGCGTTGACAGTTCTAAGTTGAAAATTAAAACAAGAAAAAAATAAAACTTAAAACTAATAAAAAATGGGATTAATTGATATGACTCCCGGTATTCAACCTCAACCAAAGAGGTTAGCTCTAAATACAAACTATTTAGATTTTACCGGTGACGAAGGAGGAAATTTTGCTCAGCAATATCTTCCTGAATTGTACGAACAAGAAGTAGAGCGTTATGGAAACAGAACGTTATCTGGCTTTTTGAGAATGGTTGGCGCTGAAATGCCAATGACATCTGACCAAGTTGTTTGGTCTGAACAAAATAGACTACACGTTGCTTATAAGGAAAATGTAGTTGCAGAGGTAGATGGTGAAGCAACACAGTTTCAAATCACTCTTACACTAGGTGGAGATCCAAATGGTGCTGTTAGAAAAGGTCAAACTATTTTGATTACAGATAGCGCTACTGGATTAACTGAAACTAAAGCTTTAGTTCAAAATGTAACTGGTGCTAATTTAGACGTGTTAACAGTTTCTCTTTATGAAACTACTTACGCTGACTTACCAGCAAACATAAAAGATGGACCAGTTGACTTATTTGTTTACGGTTCTGAATTTGCTAAAGGTTCAGTTGGAATGCAAGGCACTATTCAGCCACAGTTTACTCAGTATTCTAACTCACCTATTATCTTAAAAGATAACTTTGAAATCAATGGTTCTGACACTGCTCAGATCGGTTGGGTTGAAGTTGCAACTGAAGATGGAACATCTGGATATTTATGGTATTTAAAATCTGAATCTGAAACAAGATTAAGATTTGATGACTACTTAGAAATGTCTATGGTTGAAGGTGTTAAAATGGAAAACGCTGGAGTAACTTTTGCATATGGCGACTCAGGAGCTGTTAACGTTAAAGGTACTGAAGGTTTATTTTCTGCTATCGAAGATAGAGGAAATATATATTCTGGTTTTGCAGGTGCTGCAGGCCCAGGTAACGGTGCGTTAGCTGATTTTGACGAAATACTTAAGCAACTAGATAAGCAAGGAGCTATTGAAGAAAACATGTTATTCTTATCAAGGACTACTGCTCTTGATTTTGACGATATGATTGCTGCTCAAGCTGGTGGAGGTTATAACTCTACAGCCGCTGCTTCTTATGGTTTATTTGATAACGAAGCTGAAATGGCATTAAACTTTGGATTTTCAGGTTTTAGAAGAGGTTCTTATGACTTCTACAAAACTGATTGGAAATACTTAAATGATGCTACTACTAGAGGAATGGACAAGGTAATCGATGGTGTATTAGTACCTGCTGGAACTACTACAGTATATGATCAAATGTTAGGATCTAACATCAGACGTCCTTTCTTACATGTAAGATATAGAGCTTCTGAAACTGAAGACAGAAGATATAAGTCTTGGATCACTGGTTCTGTTGGTGGTGCATACACTTCTGATCTTGATGCTATGAGAGTTAATTTCTTATCTGAAAGATGTTTAGTTACACAAGCTGCTAATAACTTCGTGTTATTTAAAGGAGCTTAATTATTTATTAACATTTTAAAATATAGAAATTATGGCAATAGTAAT